TTTTCTCCTGACGAACAAACTTCATCTTCATTGGATCAATATATCTTAAATCTTTAATCCCTTCTTCTGGTTTTTTGACATCAATTACTTTTAAGTAATAAAGTCTTCCATCAACATACCAATTTCTAAAAATTTCATGAGACTTTGAATCAAAGTCCATTATTTCTTTAATTGTTTTAAACTCTTCTCTGATTGCCTTTTTTAATTTATCACTGGCGTTCAAATTTGTAAGTTCAATTTCAATCGGTGAGTCATACAAATCACTCACGATTGCCTCATTAATTACATCTTCAATGGCACCATCCGCTTCCGGATGTAATGCCATTTCTCGATATCTTTTTATTAATTCCGATTCGGTTCTGTAAGCACCTTCAATATCTACGTAGGAACCATAAAAACTGCTTGCAACAAAGTTATCAACCCCGTCCTCATTATTGGGAGGAACGGGGGAAACTATGGAAGCAGATTTTTTTTCTTTGTCCCCAATAGAAAATCCAAAAAGTCTGGCCATATTATAGTAATTTTACTCTGTTTTGACTATTTAGCCGATATCTTTACCTGATATCTTCACCACCAGCTGCTTGAGAAGTTCCTCTGTATGCTTCCCACCACTGAACTTGCATTTCTACTGTGAATTCTTCAATGGTGTCAGTCGTTTCATAACTTACATCAATCGTAGAAATATTAGTTGGGAAAATATCCCAGAACTTATAAGATCTGAGAACAGACCCATCACGATCAAGTTGCTTGACCGTAGCATCTTTCTGATATGCTTCGGGATCTACGACACCAGTTCCATCAGACATTTTGTTGATGGTGTTCATCCATTTTTCAAAAGCAGAACGGAGAACGAAATCAGTATCATTGATGACCGTGATGGTCCAAGTTTCAAATGTTCTGTCTCCGGCGATTTTTAAAATACGACCTCTGAACGGAACGTCAATTGGAGCAATAGTGGATGCTGGAAGAGCAGCTGCTTTTACAAGAAATCTTGCTTTCTGTAAAACATCATTTTCAATTGCAACAGCATCAGGGAATGCTAATTCAACTTCGAATAGATTGGGTCTTGCACCACCACCGGATAATCTACTTTTAAAATCACTAATTGTTCTTAACGGAGTGGTATTTTGTTGTTGGCGACTAGGCATTTTTCTTTAAACCTCGTTTTTTATTAAGTAGAATTAAACAGAACCAATAATTTCTTCAAATGCAACACCTGTTCTGGTTGCAACAAAGGTTAGACCGATGAAGTTGATAGAACGTGCTGGTTTGACATAGATGTCAGCAACAAACTCATTATTATCTATAATAGAAGCAGTGTTATTAGTCTCATCACAAACAACGACATAATCAGTAATTCCTCTCTTGGATTGAACATCGCGGAGGAATGGTTCAACAATATTTACGAAATTAGTTCTCGTGATTTCATCGTTGAATTCGAATAGTTGATCTCTTGCTGCTGCTTCAATAGCATTCTCAATAAAGATAAACAGACGACGAACGTTAATTCTGTCGAATGCAGAAGATTTGGCAAGTGCTGTTTTATCACCAAAGAGAACAATTCCAGAACCTGCTTGGAAAATAACTGGATTAATTCTGTTGGAATACAGAACATCTCTTTGTGCTTTAGATGGATTGTATGTTAGTTTAACCGCATTCAGGATTGCTCCTCTTGAAGTTCCTGCTGGTGAGAACCATGGGAATCCGTTAATGTCTGTTCTAACGCATGTTCCTGCAATATCACCATTCAAAGGAACATATCGGAACGTATCGGCAAATCTGTCATACATGTATTTGTATCCACTATCAAATACTGCGAAAGACGATGACGTTAATGGTGAATAGTAACTTAAGAGATTGTCGGTGATGTCCGTATCACTATTAACGGTTACTGAACCTGCCGCAGAGTCGCTAAGGAATGCGCCTCTGTAGGGAGAAATAAATGCGATTGCATCCTTTCTAGTATCAGCAACTGCAATGACTTGTTGAGCAAGATTTTGTGCTTCGGTTTTAGTATGATTGCCTGATCCCATTAATAGGAAATCAACTGCAAAAGCATCATTATTTTGGAACAACTGATATCCAGTTGAAAGTTTAGTAACAGTTGCTTTGAGACTATCAACTGTTCCAATTCCAGCAGATCCGTTGTAATCTTTACCACTTACTAAACTTAAATCTTGCTTACCAGTTGCACCAAAGATAATTCCTTTAGCATTCTGGTCCCAACCAGTATCACCTTGTTCGGTAAATGTTGCACTGAATCCAGTGGTTGTTAATCCAGTTGGAGCACCTCCACCAAAAATGTAACCAGAATTGTTTTTGAGATACTTTCTCCAGTAAGATGAAGAACCTGCAGAAAATTCTGCGTCTTTTGCTTTAGAGAGAGATAAATGCTTCTCAAGAACTGTTCCAGCATTTCCGGTGATCTTTCCGTCACCATCAAGAACTACAATGTGAAGTTCGTCGAATCTTGCTCCTCTTGCAGAAGCAAAATCAGAAGTTCCTGGTCTATCAGCAAGGACGTTCCACTTAATTGTTGCTACGCTAGTTCCAACACCAACGGCACTTGTTGAAGTTGCAAGAGTTTGTTGATCGAACCAGTCTGCCACTGCATTTACACTTGTGTGTCCAGTTCCGACAGCACCACCCACGACGGTGTTGTTATTATTCATAACTGTAATATTGGAGTCTGCAGTAAATCTGTAAACTCCATTCTGTTGATAATCAACAGCAGTCTCTGTTCCTGCAGCAGAAACATGAGAGACAACCTTAATAGATGTTTGTGCTCCTTCAACTTCAGTGATAATTCCTTTCAGAACTCCGTCAAGAGTTGTTCCTGCACCAACGCCAGGAAGAACACTACTGATGACTTGAGTTACACCCAATCCTACTGTTGCGATTCCGCTTGATGCAAGTTCTAAAATTTGGTCTGCCTTGCAATCAAGAATACCAACTCTGATTCCATTTGCCCAAGAACCAGGATTCTTACTAGTTACAATTACATTAGGAACAACATTTTCGTCATATCCTAATTCTTCATAGTGCTCTGTGCTTTTAATTTTAATGCTAGTAGAACTATTGTTACTGTCTACGGCATTCTTCAGATCGTCGTCATCTGCTCTCACTACTCTTAATGATCCACCATAAGCCAGGAATGATGAGGCAACCATCCAGGTTTCATATTGCTTATCAGAACCATAGGGTTGACCAAAGTTTAACAGCAGATCATTTTCATTTCCAACAAGAGTCGGCAATTCTACTGGTCCTTGTGCAAAAGCACCAACAATTCCGCCTGTCTTATTAGATGAAGCGTCAATTCTTCCTTGAGTAAGGTCTACTTCTCTTACGACAATACCGGGAGATGCTAAATTTAGCGGCATCTTAAGTTCCTCTCTCAGTCCAAGTTTATTCTAGAAATATTTATTAAAAAGGGTATTTTCATTGGGGAAACAATGCATGAACATTACCAATCTGGATATTCCCAAACACTCTTTGGTCTTTTATTTTTTCTTGTTTTCAATATTCTATTTTTAGTACACTCCTTACATTCATAAGAATATGCTGATGGTAAAGTTCCTCTACCTTTTCTTGTTAAATAAAATCCATCCATCAAATCTTTCTTTAGACCACAGACTCTACATTTTCTTTCGTAGAAAAGAAGATGTTCAAGTTCTAACTGGTCATCAAAATCCATTACATATAATCCCACATATATGATCTATCACCATATTCGTCAGTGTGCCAACGATCACCATTAGTATCTACAAAACTTGCTCCATCTTCAAACCCATCTGATATAAATCCAAATGGTGCCATGTCCTGCTCTATTTGATTTTTTTGTTCCTCGTATAATCTCTTTCTGACATCCTGGTCAGTCATTTCTTTAAAATAATCTTGTTGCACTAACCAAGAGAAAATAACCAAGCACATAGCAAGGTCATCATTACATCCTTCCTCTGCTTCAAAAGAGTTGTGTCTTTGAGAAAATGTAGTTAGTTCTGAAATTATTTCATAGTCAACAGTAATTAATTTATCATCTTCCAAAAGTGTTTTGAGATTGGAACATCCCAACTTTTTGACTGCGGCAGTCATTCTTACACCAAGTTGAGTTTTTTTGCCAGAAAAACCCTGACCAACAATTTGACCATTTCTTCCTCTCATCGATGCCATAAGAATATTCTGATACTCTAAATCGTACTGAAGAATACTTGCAACTTGATCTCCAATATCATTAACTTCTATCATCAAGTATGCTTGATTGTATGCTTTGGCAACGTCAAGAATAATATTTGGAAATAACATGGGTTTTATTTCATTGTTCCTATATTTGGCAACTACTTTATATGGAAATTCTGTTGTATCAAAAACAATAAAGGCAGAATAATCATTTCCCAACCCTCTTGCCACATCAACAGTTATGATGTAATTGTGATCTTTCTCTGGGTTATCATAAATGTCAAGACCCGCATTTCTTTTTATCGGATCCTCATATACAAGATTTCTGAGTTTTGATGGATTGATAAGTGTATTGACGGATCCTAGAAACTCGCATTCAAACTCCACCTTGAACTGCTGTTCAGAGGTATTTGCAATAGTGGTGTCTTTCCATGCAGCAT